CAATGATACAGAAATATATCAAGATATTCCTACATGGGATAATGGTAAGTGGACTAGTACAGACTTTGATACTAGAGAAGACTTTGCTACTTATGTAAGAGACCTATTCAAAGAGCCAGGTCAGTATGCATTTGATAATGTATCTAAAGAGTTTAATGCAGAAGCTACTAAGTTTAATACACAAGGATTTTATTGTGCAGCTCCGTTTAAATCAAGGGACTTTATTAACTACTGGGAAGGAGAAAAGAATAAATGTAGAAAGGGTGTAATATATAAATCAAAAGATAAAGTTTGGTACATAGCAAGAGACTACTATATGTGGTTAAATTTCCTACCAATCTTTAACAAGGAAATACAGAAGTTTGGATTTGCTGACATTAGAGATGCTCAATATCACATGGCGCTATATGAGGTGCTAGCAGAGTTAAACTATAAACATGTTGCTATATTAAAGAAACGTCAAATAGCTTCTTCGTATTATCATATGGCAAAGCTTATTAATCAGCAATGGTTTGAGCCAGGAGTAACACTTAAGATAGGAGCTAGTCTTAAAGATTATATTAATGAGAAGGGATCATGGAAGTTCTTAGATGAGTATGCAGCATTCCTAAATGAACATACTGCATGGTATAGACCAATGAATCCTAGTAAGGTAATGATGTGGCAGCAGAAGATTGAGGTCAGAAAAGGTAATAGAAAAACTGAAGTAGGTCTTAAAGGAACTATACAAGGTATGTCATTTGAGAAAGATCCTACAAATGGAGTAGGGGGTCCAGTTAAATACTTCTTTCATGAGGAAGCGGGCATTGCACCTAAGATGGATAAGACATATGAGTATATGAGACCAGCAATGAGATCAGGACTTACTACTACAGGATTATTTATAGCTGCAGGATCAGTAGGAGACTTATCACAATGCAATCCGCTCAAGGATATGATACTTAATCCAAGCTCTAAAGATGTATATGCTGTAGAAACTAATTTAATAGATCATAAAGGTACTGAAGGTATGTCAGGTTTGTTTATTCCTGAACAGTGGTCTATGCCTCCGCATATAGATGAATATGGTAATTCTAATGTAGAAGAAGCTACTGTAGCTTTACAAAAACAATTTGATGACTGGAAAAGAGAACTAGCTCCAGAAGATTACCAGTTAAGAATATCTCAGCATCCCAGGAATATAAAAGAAGCTTTTGATAATAGATCTGTTTCTGTGTTTCCTACGCATCTTCTTTCTGCACAAGCAAGAAGAATAGAGGAAAAAGAATATGGTTATGAGTTTTTAGATATATCTACAGATGCTAATGGAAAACCTAATGTTGTAAAAAGTAATAAGCAACCTATAAAACAGTTTCCTGTAAATAAAAAGACTGAAGATAAGACGGGATGCTTGGTTGTATGGGAAAGACCTAATAAAGAAAAACCAGACTTTGGAAGTTATTATGCTTCTATTGACCCTGTAGCTGAAGGTAAGACCACAACATCAGATTCATTATGTTCTATATATGTAATGAAGAACTCTGTAGAAGTAACAAAAGTAACAGGAACAGAAACTGAAACTTATATAGAACAAAGCAAAATAGTAGCAGCATGGTGCGGAAGATTTGATGATATAAAGCAAACACATCAGAGGCTTGAGCTTATTATAGAATGGTACAATGCCTGGACAGTTATTGAGAATAACATCTCTTTGTTTATTAATTACATGATAAGTAGAAAAAAGCAAAAGTATCTTGTACCTAAAAGTCAAATAATGTTTTTAAAAGACTTAGGTGCTAATAAGAATGTATTTCAAGAATATGGTTGGAAAAATACAGGTACACTGTTTAAATCACACCTTCTTAGTTATGGGATAGAGTTTGTTAGAGAAGAGCTTGATCAAGAAACAAAAGAAGATGGAACTGTTGTTAAAACTACTTACGGGATAGAAAGAATTCCTGATCCTATGTTAATAAAGGAAATGCAAGAATATGCAGATGGGGTTAACGTGGATAGATTAGTATCATTTGTAGCACTTGTATCTTTTATGAGAATACAAGAATCTAATAGGGGTTATACTAAGCAGATCATAAGGGATGACGCAGCTAAAAAGTTGCAAAAGTCAGAAAATTTGTTTAAATTAAATAGTAGTCCGTTTAGGCACATGGGTAGAAAAAATAAAACATCAAGAGGTAGAGATCATAAAAAATCTGCTTTTAAAAATATTAAATAATAACTATGCAAGTATATAATGCACTTCAGTTAAAAAAAGGAGCTAAGGTTGAGCAAAATAGAGTTGGATCAATTACGCAACCCTTGCAGTTTTTACCTAGAAAAAAGAAAGATGCAGAATGGGCTGCTTGGAATATGGATTGGTTAGAGTGGAACGGCTTAAAACAATTACAGATAAATTCAAGAAGACTCTCTAAAAATTATAAGTTAGCAAAAGGCCATATTGATAGAAATGATTACATAGTAGAAGAAGATCTTGAAACAAGAACTATCATTGACAACTTAACAGAAAATGAAGATTCAGGTTCAGCTTTGGAGTTAAAGTTTTATCCAATTATACCTAATGTAATAAATGTACTTGTTGCGGAGTTTGCTAAAAGATCAACTAAACTTACTTATAGAGCAGTTGATGAATTTTCATATAATGAAATGCTTGAGCAAAAACGAGAAATGGTTGAACAAACTTTAATGACTCAAGCTGAAACTAAAATTCTAGCAGCTTTATTAGAGCAAGGTTTGGATCCCGATTCTGAAGAAGCTCAAAAATCATTAAATCCTGAAGCTATTAAATCTCTTCCTGAAATAGAAGGGTTCTTTAAGAAGAGTTATAGATCTATGATTGAAGAGTGGGCAACTCATCAACACAAAGTTGATGTTCAAAAATTTAGAATAGATGAATTAGAAGAAAGAGCTTTTAGAGATATGCTCATTACAGATAGGGAGTTTTGGCATATGCGAATGATGGAAGATGATTATGAAGTAGAACTTTGGAATCCACTATTAACATTTTATCATAAATCACCAGACTCAAGATATATATCAGATTCTAACTGGGTTGGGTATACTGATATGATTACTGTGTCAGATGCTATTGATAAATATGGATATCTAATGACTAAAGATCAGCTAGAAGCATTAGAGGCAATTTATCCAATAAGAGGTGCTGGTTATGCAATGGGTGGTTATCAAAATGATGGAAGCTTTTATGATGCTAGCAAATCTCACGAATGGAATACTCAAAGACCTTCATTGGCAATGCGTCAATATACTTCAGCAATGTCTGGAGCTGTAGTAGAAGGTAGTGATACTATACAACAAATTTTATCACAAAGTGAGGACTATAGAACAGAAGGCAATTTAGATTTAATAAGGGTAACTACATGCTACTGGAAGTCTCAAAGAAAATTAGGACATCTGACTAAAGTAACTGATGAAGGTGAAGTCTTAGTTGAAATTGTTACAGAGGATTATAAAATAACAGATAAGCCTATTTATGATAACAGACTTTTTAAAGGTAAAAGTAAAGACAATATTATTTTTGGAGAACATCTTGAATGGATATGGATTAATGAGGTGTGGGGCGGTATTAAAATAGGACCTAATGTTCCAAGCTATTGGGGTATGAACAATGCTTCGGGCATGAGTCCGATGTATATTGGAGTAGATAGAAAAACTCCTGGTCCACTTAAATTCCAATTTAAAGGAGATAATTCTTTATATGGTTGTAAGCTTCCTGTAGAAGGAGCTGTATTCTCAGATAGAAATACAAAGTCTACTGCGCTTGTAGACTTAATGAAGCCTTTTCAAATTGGGTATAATATTGTAAATAATCAAATAGCAGATATACTAGTAGATGAATTAGGTACAGTTATTATGCTTGATCAAAATACACTTCCTAAACATTCATTAGGAGAAGATTGGGGTAAAGGTAATTTAGCTAAAGCTTATGTAGCTATGAAAGATTTTCAGATGCTTCCTTTAGATACCTCTATTACAAACACAGAAAATGCATTAAACTTTCAGCACTTTCAGAAACTTGATTTAGATCAGACTAACAGACTTATGTCTAGAATTCAATTGTCCAATTATTTTAAACAACAAGCTTATGAAGTAATTGGCGTTAATCCACAAAGAATGGGTCAACAGATTTCTCAGCAAACTGCTACGGGTGTAGAACAAGCTGTTAACGCATCTTATGCACAAACAGAAACTTACTTTATACAACATTGTGATTATCTTATGCCTAGAGTTCATCAAATGAGAACTGATTTAGCACAATATTATCACAGTACAAATCCTTCAACAAGATTAACATATATTACATCTGCAGATGAAAAAGTAAATTTTGAGATAAATGGAACAGATCTATTGATGCGAGATTTAAATATATTTACATCAACTACTGCAAATCACAGGGCTATTTTAGAACAGCTTAAGCAAATGGCTATGCAAAATAATACTACTGGTGCAAGTATATACGATCTAGGTAAAATTGTTCAATCTGATTCTATTGCTGAACTTAATGCTGCTATGAAAGATTCTGAACAGAAACAACAGCAACAACAGCAGCAGCAACAACAGCAACAACAGCAAATGCAAGAACAGCAATTGCAGGCTCAACAGCAACAGGAGAAAATGAAACTTGATTCTCAAGCTATGGAAAAAGAAAAGGATAGGCAAAAGGATATTCTTATTGCAGAAATTAAAGCTGCTGGATATGGTTCTATGGTTGATTTAAATAAAAATCAGCAATCTGATTATAAAGATGAAATGGATAACATTAGAAAAACAGAGCAATATCAGCAGCAAACTCAAATGCAAAGAGAAAAGCTAACTAATGATATGACTAAACATAATCAAAAAATGAGTATAGAAGAACAACGGATACAAGCTCAAAGAGATATAGCCAATAAACAACTGCAAATAGCTAAAGAAAATAAGAATAAGTATGATGTAAAATCATCAAATAATGAAAAGAAAAAATAGTTTAGCTATATAATGGAAAAAAGTTATATAAAGTTTTAAGATAATTTTAAATTTTTAAGATTTAATTTAGTATATTAAAGTAATAACCAACAAAAACTGACACATGGCAGAAGAATTAAATGAGGAAACTCAAATGCAAGACTCTACAACGGTAGAGACTGTAGATGTAAATTTAGAAGAAATGTTTGGTCAACCTGGTGCTGAGAGTGTGATGCTACCAGCAGATGAGGTTGAACCAGAGCAAGAAGAAAAAAAGTCAAACCTTTTCTCTAAACCAGAAGCGATTGACACAACGTTCATTGACAAGACTGAAACTACAATTGATAAGGATCAATTAGAAAAAACAGAAGAAACAGCTCAGATAGTAGAGGAAGCTCTATCAGAATTAGATGATATGATATCTGATGTTGAACAAACAGAATCTAAACCAGGCAGACGTAAAACTGATAAGAGTGGTTTGCAAGAGCTGGCTACTAAAATGATTGAAGAAGGAACTCTTTTTGGATTTGATGATGATAAAGATTTATCAGAATATACCACTAAAGATTTTAGAGAGCTATTTGAAGCTAACTTTCAAGAAAAAGAAGCTAAGATAAGAAAAGATACTCCTAAAGAATTTTTTAATTCTCTTCCTGAAGAACTACAAGTAGCTGCTAAGTATGTAGCAGATGGTGGTCAAGATTTAAAAGGACTGTTCAGAACTCTTTCACACGTTGAAGAAGTAATGGAGTTAGATCCTGATAATGAACAGCACCAAGCAGAAATTGCAAGACAGTATTTGACTGCTACCAATTTTGGTTCTCCTGAAGAAATTCAAGAAGAAATTGAAACTTGGTATGATATTGAAAAGCTTGGAAAAAAAGCTCATCAATTTAAGCCAAAGTTAGATGCAATGCAGGAAAGAATTGTACAGCAAAAGTTAGCTGAACAAGAGGAGATGAAAGATCAACAAGAGCAACAGGCAAAAGCTTACATGGATAATGTTTATAATACATTAGCATATGGAAAGCTGGGTGATTTAAAACTAGATAAAAGAGTACAAAATCATTTATATGCAGGTTTAGTTCAACCTAATTATCCTTCTATTTCTGGTAAACCTACAAATTTATTAGGACACTTACTTGAAAAATATCAATTTGTAGAACCAAGACATGACCTTATTGCTGAAGCACTTTGGTTACTTTCAGATCCTGATGGATACAAAACTAAAGTTAAAAGTCTTGGTAGTCAAGCAGCTGTTGCAGATACAGTGAGAAAACTTAAAACTGCGCAGTCAAAGAAAAATACTAGTTCTTCTAGAACTTCAAATGAAAGTAATAGTACAAGAAGAACTTCAAAAAAACCAACAGTACAACGTAAGAACAACTTGTTCAAGCGTTTTTAATTAGTAAACAAATAAAAACAAATAAATAAAAAATGGCAACTCCAGTTTTAAACAATGGTATCTTTCTACGGGATACAGCGTACAACGCAAGTTCACACGTAGATTCTTATCACTTGGTTAACATGTTGAAAGATGCAGAACCAATGGACTTAGGTCCAGTGGACTTATGGGCAATGTCTCAGAAAGTTGAAATGCCTCTTTATCAAATGTCTAGCTTTGGTGGAAAGAACGTAATTGAAGTAGATAATGCTCGTGGAGAGTATAAGTGGCAAACACCAGTATCTAGAGATCTTCCTTATATTATTGAGGATATTGATCCTGATTTAGCAGATACTAGAGGTGCAGATGGTACTACTTTCCGTGTTAAGATGAGCTGTAGAGAATTTGGACATGGTG